ACACTGTGCAGAGCGTGTCCGTCGGTTCACAAATTTCATCCACGGTCTCTAGTCCCACATGGGCTCCTGTAGGACTGGCAACGAGTCTCAATGGCCAGACGCCCTTCTCGCTGCCCTACCAGTCGGCAGCGGGCGTCACAGCCTATCAGGCACCGAACATATCTACGACAAAGTGTTTTGAGCAGGAGACGGGAACGGGATCGGCTGGATTGGCTCCGACTTGTAGCCCACTTGTATCTGCTGACATTCCCGCTACCTCAAGCTACTTATCTCCAACTGTTCCACCTTGGCTTCAGTATCTGGGGAATGGATCAGGCGGGTCGAATACAACCGCAAGCGGCAACATGTCCGGCGAATATTTCTATGTCAACTTCACGGTGCCTTACGGAAATATCGTAACCGTGAATAGTTCATCTGGCTTAACGATCCATGCGACAGGAACCTGCACGATTGCCGGAACTATCAATACATTGGTATCATCTGTTCCGACCGCAGCTTATGGCGGAAGCAGCGGTGGAGGCGGCGGCGGCGGTACGGCGGCAGGAACGGCTGCATCGAATATCTACACGATGCTAGGAACTTCCGCTTCGGTGGTTTCCGGCGGTTCAGCGGGCGCAGCAAGCGGAGGCGCAGGAGGTTCTGGTAGCTCCGCTCCCACGACTACTTGGCAGAAGAGTTGGACTAATGCGAATTCAACGGACGGGCTGTACATGACAGGTACCAGTGGTGGCCAGGGCGGTAGCAGCGGCGGGACGGGCGGTAACGCTGGGACAGGAGTGACGTTAATCTGCGCGGCGATTACTGGAACAGACGGAACGCATACAGGAATCATCAACGTCAGCGGGTCCGCTGGTACATCGTCAGTGGCGAATTCTACTGGTGCAGGCGGCGGCGGTGGGGGTGGGACGGTAATTCTGTCAAGTCAAGCGACGGTGAGCACATGGCCAACAATTTACGTAGCTGGTGGTGCGGGTGGGACGTGTGGTTCCTATACCACGTGTGGCGCTGGCGGTGTAGGCGGAGCAGGCTGGTACGCGGAGTTTGCGGGCTGGTAAGGGTTCGGGTGTACAGAAAGCGAACTGGCTAGCCTCGGTGAACGCGGCACAGGTGATAGGGAGCGTGGTCCTACCGTAGTTGCAAAGTTGTGGGCACTGCGGTGCCTGAGCAGGACCAGAATCTACGATAGAGTGATGGGCCAAAGGAGGGCCTGAGCAACATGGCAAACAATCTCAGGCCCGCATCTTCGATCAATGACCTCCGCACTCAGGCGCACATGCAACTCTCTGCGCGCCTTGAGTCCCTCGACCTCACGCCTCTGCTTATCAGGACTCTAGGCAACAATCTCCCGGCATCCATCTTGCCTTATTTGATATGGGAACTCGACATGATGGTTCCCAGTGTCCCGATGCAGTCGTTGGGTGTCACTGCGCAGACCATCATTCAAAACGCGCTGCTACTGCACAAGATCATGGGCACTCCTGGGGCAATTATCCAAGCACTCACACTTTGCGGATTCACCGCAACAATCTCCGAGGGGCAGGCATCGTGGGGTGGATCGTCATATCCTGCGACCCAAGGATGGGCAGTCTTCCGCGTTGGAGTGAGCGGGTCTGGACAGACCGGAGTCATCGACGGAAGCAACCGCGTATTCAGCCTCCCCTCGGTTCCGGTTGGCAACTCTCTGCGCGTCTTCTACAACGGGCTCTTGCAGCGTTCAGGCGTTGACTACACATCGGCTGGGACAGGACTCACGATGGCCTTTGCTCCTGCGTTGAATTCTTCGCTGTGCGTCCTGATGCGCAAGGCCACGGACGGGACGCCGCTCTACTTCGATGCCGTTGTGCCGACCGTATCGGGTTCGAATCTGGTACTGCCAGACGCCCCGATTTCCATTGAACTCTACCGCAATGGGATGTTCCAGAGTTTTGGCGCGTCTCCCGATCAACTCGGCTACATGGCCACGATCATCAACTTCTTCAAGCCGGCGCGATGCTTGCTCGATTCCGTCTTTGCAGAGGGCAGAAAAGACTGCTACATTCTTGACGGCAACGTCATTGTGCCATCGGTGCCGATCGGCAGCGCATCTTTCCTTGCGTGGGGCACCTATGCGGGAACTGGAGCGGCACCGAACTTTGCCGATTGGATCACCCCGACCGGAACATTGAACGGGACCAACAAGGTCTTCACGCTGCCCCAATCCCCTAACCCGGGTGCCAGCCTTCGCCTTTACCGCGGATGGCAAATCCTGAAGCCTGGCGGCGTCGATTTTACCTTGAGCGGTGCAACGATAACCTACACCATCGCCCCGCCGCCCACGGCCACGCATCTGGCCTTCTACCGCTACTAGGGTGATGTACAATCGGCATTGACGGGTACAGAACCAGTCTGACTCGCCACAGGACCTTGATAAGAGGCTCAGTGGCGAGTCTTTCACTTTGGAGGGAACACCGATGGAAACGAAGATTGAACCGAACGAAACCGCTATTGTGACTCCTGTTATGCTGCCAGCCTGCCCGTATTGCGCAGACGATCCGGCCCGGCTCTCGATTATGAACCAGATCTTTCCTGGCGGCATGATTGGCGCCATCATCTTCTGCGGGAACCCGGAGTGCCGGAAGATCATCTCGACTCAGATCGTTGGGTGCATCGAGCAACAGGCACCGAATCAGGACTCGAAACCGCAAGAGGCCGTAGTTGCTGGCCCACAGTTGGTGAAGTCTCCGGAGGCCCTGTGAATCGATCAGTAAAGCGCATCATCGCCCTCGCCGCTCTCTGGCTATGCGCGGCCTTCGCCATCGCCCAGGCTCCTATCGGCGTTTGTTTATCAAACGTCGCACAGACCATCTCAAACGGCGTCATCGCTCCGATTCCCTACGCCACCGTTGCGCTCTGCACGCCAGGCTCGACAGCGGCCAATTGCGTGGCGAACAAGGTCAGTATCTACACATCGACAGCCCTCAGCACAGCAACCCCCACAAACCCATTCACGACCGATGCCGGCGGCAACTACTTCTTCTGCGCGGCGGTAGGGCATTATGGAGTCCTGATTTCCTCATCCTACGGGACATATTTTGTCAACGACTTTGCTCTGGTTGACGACTGGTCAAAGGGTGGCACAATGACAGGCGCACTCACTGATGCTGCCGGATTTGTCGGACCTCTAACCGGCAACGTGACCGGAAATTCTAGTACTTCCTCCGCATCAGACCACGCGCCAACCCCGTGCGGACCAGGACTCTACTCGCAAGGCAATACGGCCACATGGGCGGCTAACTGCGCACAAGTGAATTGGAGCCAGCTCGGGAGTATCCCTTCCTTCTACTATCAGACAGTGCAAGAGGCAGGCACCACACTCCCGCAACAGCCTGTCCTGAATTTTGATGGAACGGTGGTTGGCACAAACGGGACCGGAAAAACCAACGTGGGGTTGCCGGCTGTCGGAACCGCCGGGACATACAGCAACCCCTCATCGATCACAGTGGACGCGCAAGGTAGAGCCGCTTCCATAACTGCATCCACCGCAGTGGATTATTATTTTTCATTCACCGGATGCACGCTGGCATCTTCGGAAGGATCCCGAACGTATTGCACCGCGACGCTTAATTTCACAACTTCGGCGACTCCAACATACCCCGCTCTTTCTGATGCGGTTTACATCCCAGTTTGCTGGGGGAATGAGACTGACGCCAGCAGCGAGACTATCGGATCAAGTTTTATGTTCACTGTCGGAGGTACTCTCACCACCACGGGATTTACCTACTACGAGGTGGCTCCGGTTGGCCCGGCAAATTCACATACTCCGACACTCTACTGCCATGTCCATCACGATTAGGGGTTTGATAGCGATGGAAGCAGCGGCCAAGAACCAGGGCGCCGAGTCATTTAGGTCTACTGCGCACTTTTTGCTTTTTAAGTTGGACACGATCCGGAGATAAAATGGTTGAGCGCAGGACGAACGTAAGACAATTCGCGGGGGTGAACGCTCTCCAAAAGGACATTGAGCGGCTGACCAAAGAGCGTGATGAGCTTGCCAAAGAGCGAGAGAACTCTCAGACAAGGCTACTTGAAGAGCATGGCGCGGCGCTAGAAGAACTGAAAACTGCCCTAACGCTAGTTGTAGAGCGCACAGATGGCCTTCCGAAAGTCATCGAGAGCATCAAGGACCGCTTGACCGCCCAAGAGAAATGGAAGATCCTCATGACCGGCTACGCGGCCGCCTTTGGCATCATGGGAGCGTTCTTGGGGTGGGTTACAAATTTGGTCTTCCGAGTA